CTTCTTGTGATAAACTTTTTGCATTTTTAAAAACATTGGCTCCTTTTAATACTGTACCAAGGAACCCTCCAAGGCTACCAAATGCTTTCTTACTTGTAATGTCACCTAATACATCTAATCCACCTGAAGCAACTCCACCAATACCAAATAGACTTGCTATTCCTCCACCTTCAAGTGTTAGTGGACTTGGCATTGTATCATAGTGTCCTGATGGAGTACCAAACATTTTAGGAGCAGTACCTTGTTCTACTGGTCCACGTGCATACCATACAGTTTCATATTGAATTGTCATTTGATTTGATACAACACCACTATCACTGTTATCCATAGTATCATGTTGCCAACTTGAAATTATAGGATTAACTAATGTAAAAGATGTATATCTTCGTCTTGACATTTGAAAAATTTGAATACTATTAAAAAAGTTTTGGTACTGATCATTGTCTAGACCAAATCTTTTTGAATTGACGTGTGGAGGACCATATGTATTTGCTCGCTCATATGCTCCTACTCCGCCTTTAATACCTTTTGAATCTGACGAAGGTGCACCTGCACCATCTATTGTTGAATACGTTCCATCTCTAAAATAATATCGATAATACGCTTCCCACATAGCAGTTGTTACGCCATAGTTGTCATCATGAAATGTAATGTTAATAGGATCGTAGTCTAGTCTTGTTTGTAAATTACGTTTTTTATTATATTGATGTTTTAAAGTAGTGCTTATATTATACTTAGGTAAATCAACAGATTTTACAAGCATATTAAGTTCATGTGTTTTTAATTGAGGTATTACTTTTACTGCATCTGCATTTAATGTAAAAGCTACGTGATATAAAAATTTATGTTTAGGAGCTAGACGAAAATCGTCATTAGTATATAAGGCTCTGCCGTGTTGCCAATCACCAAGGTTACCCTTAGGATTTAATGCTCCTTGTAGTAAGTTATCTAGGAATCCTCTGAATATACTTTTCATACTAGTATTTAGCTATTAAAATAAGTGGGTATTTTAAAAGAAAAAAGGAGCCTAAAAAGACTCCTTTTAACTCGGAAATATTATAGTTTAAGTATTGTTACTGAGCGCCGCCACCGGTAATAGCAGTATTAACTGTTCTACCGATTGCTGTACCAATACCTGTACCTTGTGGTGTTTGTATTGCGTTATCGTATCTAATAGATAAAGCAATAGTCACCGGATCGTTTGTACTATATGCTAATGTGTTGTAGTTTGCACTTTCACAGTAACAACCATAAAGTTCAAATGTTTCAAGCACACCTGCCGCATTCGCACCGTTACCACCGTCTAAAATTTCAATTTTAGTTACGAATTTGTAATCGGAGCCTGATGCCGCACTTGCTTGTTCAAAGAAATCAAATTGTTTCTGTAGTTGCTCACCAACTAATTTTTGTACGTTGTTTGAAACATCTTCACGTAAGTTAAGTGTAATTGGTTCCCAAGTATGTTTCCCTGCTAGGAATACACGTGAGTTATACACGTCAACCGTGATCTGTTCAAAAGACACGTTAGGTCTTGTAACATCAACAACCTGTTTTGTTAACTCAGTTGTTGGTGTTGATCTACCAAAATTTTCCAATGTCACCCTAAAGCGATACTGGAGTTTTGGCATTAACAGCCCTTGATTCGAGGCTGATGCACTTGAATCTAAAGGTACTGTAAGTTTTGATAATGTCGAAATGCTCATTATAATATCTCCCTGTTAGTAGTATTTATCATTCTACAGTCCCGCTATCTCACCAGTGTTTTTAAGCCTTAGTGGAATGTAAATAAATTCTACTGCTTTCACTGGTTCTATGGCAATATCCAAATAAAGCTCATTACGATCAATTCTACTTGGTGTGTTGTTTGACTCATCACACACAACTAAGAAGTCGTAAAGTGCTCTTTGCCCAACTAGTTCAAGTAACAATGTATCTGTTTGTGCCTTAATCTCATCTCGCGTAATTTTATCATTCGGTTCAAAGATATAAGGTTTAGCAAGTTTCTTAAGTTGGCTACGTAAGTAAATTACCAAACGTGCTACGTTAATTCTGTCTAACGCTGAAGCATTTTTGGCTCTTGTTTTTTGTCCGTAGTTTAAAAGTCCTGCGCCTGTTAAGAACGTGATTGGGTTAATGTTATTGCTGTATAATGTATCACGTTGTCCTTCGTTAAGTGCCGTGCTTACAAATTCGCCTTCGTCGTCAATATAACCTGCCGCACTAGCGTTTGTAATTCCACCACGTCTTGTACCTGCTGGTGCAAACCATGGAAACGAAACTTGATCACTTAATGCAAATGTTCTTAATATACCGTGACTTGGTGGAACAACTACGTTGTTACCAGCATTGTCACTTGTGAATAAACTTGGATAAAACACGCCCAAGTATTCGTCACTTGTAACAAGTCCATCGTCATTATCTTCAACTGCTAGAGCTGTATTTTTGCCCCAGTTATTAAGTGTAGTTGCATCTGGTGTTAGTCTAAATGGACTGTCACCAATAATAAATGCACTTAGGCTTCTATCAGTGTTTAGTGTAACCATCTCNCCGATTAGCTCTGAGTATCCTGGACAAGCCATTAAGTTAAAGATTCTTGATTCATCATCTCTAATCTTTTGGTTAGCATTTAACAATGCTTGTAATGCCTGTACAATAACTTTACGTTGAGCTTTACGTCCGAAGCTACCTGAACCGTTTGTTTGGTTAGCTGATTCAGTAACCCAACGGTGTGCATAGTAAGCCGATTGTGATTCATCACCAAATCTAATATTATCAGTTGCTGTGTTTACATAGTTACGAATAAATTTCTTAACATTAAATCCGCTTCTACGTAGATTGTAAAGCAACATACCTTTTGGATATAGTGCTGGATCTGGAGCATCTGTGTCAATATAGTTACTTACTAATAGTGCCGCAATAGTTCCTTCTGTATCTGAATTTGCACCTGCTGTGTTATAACGTGCATCTGCAAATAAAACGCCGTCTTCAGTTGTCTGATCGCCGTTATCAATAAGTACCCATTTTAAAGTAGATCCATTATATTTGTAAATTTTAGGATAGTTTTCAACATCTGCTGTTGAAATCCAAATGTCACCGTTTTTAAGTGCAGTTCCATCTGATTGTAAAGTTGGTTCTGTTGCTGAAACAATTGGTCCTGCTATGTCAGTTTTATCTGAATCAGCTACCGCATAAAACGGACTAGTTGAATCTTGATATCCTACCCAAGTAGTACCATTATGTACCATTATGTCAACTTCGTCAACAATTGAGCTGTACCAAAGTCTGCCGTCTACTGTTAAGGCAGTTGGTGCAGTATCTGAAGCTGTATATGTTAATACTTGCCAGTTACTTGCAACAAAATCGTTGTTTGTACTATCACCTGTTGGTATAGTGTATAAGTTAGGTGTTCCTGAATTAGCATCTACGTAAGCCGCAAATCCTGCCAAGCCAAGTATTGTAACACCAACTGAATCTTTAATACGGAAGTCGCCACCATCGTTATGTTCAATAACAATTCTATTTGAAGCGTCTACTGAAGCTTCAATGTTAGTAAATCCAGCGGAGTTAATTTCCCCTGCAACTACGTCAGCATCACTTGATGCGCCTGTTGTTGTAATACTAACTGTTACTGCCGCACTTAGAGCCGCTTGTCCAACAATTGACTCTTGAATAGCAATTGCATGGGTTCCTGCTGTAAGTTGAGTTGTAATTATAGAACTCTTAATACTTGTAGCGCCTGTATTAGTACGTCTGTGAATTTTAAAATCTGCTAGAGCTGGATCAACTTCACCGTTATTATAATTAACGTATAAAGTACCAACTGCAAGATTTACACCGCCACCTGTTTTGTCTAAATTAAACAAAGCTGTGTGGTTGTCTGTGTACTGCGATGCTTCGATATCTTCCCAAAGATTCGTAGTTCCGTTGAATTTTTTAACTCTAAAGCGAGCACCTACATTAGGTTGTGTAGTTTTAACCCAAATAGACCCTGATGGTCTTGGTGCTGTATCAGTGCTTTTAAATTCTGGTACATCAGTGTGTGGTGAAATTTGCAAAGCTGGTGCTTTGTAAGTTCCTGCTGTGAATCCAACATCTGTAAGTAATGAACCTGTTACTGCCGCTAATACAAGATCATCTCCTGTTGAGTAAATTTCAAATTTACCATCAACAACATCTGAAGTTACACCTTGAGCCGCCAAGTTTGCAATATTATTGAATACAGTTTTCAAATCTGCTAAAGAAGTTCCTGTAGCTATATCAACTGTTTCTGCATTGTTCACTCCAGCTTTTACTGAAAAACTAGTGTTAATAGTTAAAGTTGGATTACTGTTTGTTCCTGTTACTGTTGCGTGGGATCCGATCCAGGCACTAGTGCCTACGATTTCCCAATCCCCTTTTGAGTTTTTGTAATATAATTTATTTAAAGTTGTAGCGGCAACAACAGCATAATCACCTACAACGCCAACGGATGTTTTAGGTTCTCCTGTTGCTACTCCACCTACTAATTTTGTAATATCTGTTATTACAGTTGGGATTTTATTTGTAAACGATTGTCCACCAGTAACAGTCGCTGAATTTGAATTCCATTCAAATATGCCCCATAATGTATTTTTTGTATCAAACCAATGTGTTCCATCTGCTGGATCTGCCGCAGGCTCTGTTGCTGAAGCAAGTAACTCAGTTGTGTTTATATCGGCTCTTGTTACCCAAGCTCTATTACTTACACCTAAGTAAGAATAAGCCGCTTGTAGGCCGTATTCATTAAGTTCACTTCCATTAATTGGATTGTTATTCGTATCTGTATAAAACGTTGGATCTCCAAACGTTTCTGTTAATTCTCTTTGTGATGTTAGCAAGAATGGTGTTCCTGCTTGTTTTTGTGTTGTACCTGTAGCCGTTCCTGTTCCTGCACCGTTTGTCTTATCTTGTGCAGACACAAAGAATATCATAGGTACTGTACCTGGTTCAGCTGGTGTATAGAAACTTTCGTCTATAACTTGAACTTGTACGCCTGGTGATACTAAATTAGCCATTGTATGTTCTCCCGTTGGACATAAGTCATCTTATTGTAAGTATTTATATGATTTCTCCAAAAACGCCTCGAAAGATACTGCAAATTAAGGTTCGAAAAGGGATTGAAAAAGGGGAGGTATAAATACTAGCATGAGACCTTTATGCAAATGCGGTAAAAAGCCGGTAGCACTTAATTATTATAAGAAAGGAGTTCCTTATTATAGAAGCCTTTGTGAGAACTGTGCCAAGCATGGTGGCAAACAACGTGGACCATCTAAGTATGAATTAGCTGGTTATG